TTTGGTTCGAAAAGTATCCAAGAGTGCCCCGCTCGCGGCGGGACAATCCAAGAGACTTTACTTCCATGCCCAGAAATCATTCTCGCCACACTCGCCGGGCACCTGAACATATACGCACCAATCGTCAAGGCATTCGCCACAGAGCAATGCGTCACCCTCGACAACTGTCCCCGTTTCTTCGTTGATGTAGTTGGTGTCGCATTCATCACATGTGCGTAATTCATTCATTTGCTTTGTCCGTCGTTGTTTCGATTTGCTAACCATAGAACCTGCGACTATAGACTGCAAGCACTAATTTGCATTAAATCGCATGTGGTATTATGTTACCCACTCGGCGCGGGTAATATCAGCGCGCAAAACGGCTTAGGGATTAGCTAATATGGCGAGAAAAGCCCGCACGGGCCAGCACGCAGCCCAACACGAGCGCGGCTCACTGGCGCGCGATACCATCGCCAAACACTTTCACGACGCGTGCAAGCGCGGTTTTCTCAATACGCTGGAGCGCGAACAGCCGCAGGCATACTGTAGTCTGGTCAGCCGCGTAATTCCCAAACAAATGGAGATTGCCGTAGAGCATCATGTTATCGACCTTGGCGCAGCCATGTTGGAGGCTAGCGCACGGTTAGAGCGAGCACAGGCCACACTCAACATGATCGACGTAACACCAGCCACGCCAGCCACGTCAGACGTAACACCAGCCACGTCAGACGCAGCACCAGCCACGTCGGACGTGGAGCGTGACACGTCAGACGTGGAGCGTGACACGTCGGACGTGTGACGTGGCACACTTTCACGCCTCACCTATGACCCCTGAGTTGGTAGGGTCTTTGGTTCGGTCGGACGGGGGGTGGCCGGGGGTGGGGGCCGGATCGATCGCCTGGCTCGCGCCTAAGGTGCTTCCGCGCCACCTCTGACCTATTATTTTTTATTTTATAATTTTTATTGACAAACCCCGGTAGGTAGTATCCATGCCCAAGACCCAACCACATCCTGACGAGCAACAGGTCATAGCTGCCATCCTGAACTTCAGGGACGACCCGTTGGCCTTTGTGCTCTACGCATTTCCCTGGGCTCAGGCTGGATCGCCGCTTGAGAAGTGGAAGGGTCCACGCCAGTGGCAGATCAACGCGCTCACCGAGATGCGGGATCACATCAGGAAGAACAACCTGCGGCAGACCCACGGCGACGACCCCGAGCTGATGCAGATGGCGATTGCCAGCGGCCGCGGCATCGGCAAGTCAGCCTTCCTCGCCTGGGTTGCGCTGTGGCTATTCTCCACACTGCCGTCGTCCACGACAATCGTCAGCGCCAACACCGAGGCCCAGCTTCGCGAGCGGACGTTTCCTGAGATCAGGAAGTGGGCGACCATGTCGATACACAATCGGTGGTTCGACCCGTTCGCCATGAGCATCCGGCCGCAGCCGTGGCTGGTGGAGAGCTTGAAGAAGACGACGCAGTTCGATGACGCCTACTGGTATATCCAGGCGCAGCTTTGGAGCGAGGAGACGCCGGACGCTTACGCGGGCGCGCACAGCCAGGTGGGGATGAGCGTGTTGTTCGACGAGGGTAGTGGCATCCCCGGCTGCATCTGGCCGGTGGCCAAGGGGTATTTCACTGACTTGACGACGCACAGGTTCTTCATCGCCATCAGCAATCCGCGTAACCCGTCAGGAGAATTTTTTGAATGTTTTCACGCCGGACGCGACCAGTGGAACCACACGACAATCGACGGGCGCAGCGTCAAGGAGAACGATCAGAAGGTCTATCAGGACATCATCGACCGGTATGGGGTGGACAGTGACGAGGCGCGGGTTGAGGTCTACGGCCAGTTCCCGCGGCAAGGTGACGAGAACTTCATCAGCCGCGGCGAGGTTGACGACGCGGTGGTGCGTGAGGTGACGCCCGACCCCGGCTCACCCCTGTTGATGGGTGTTGACCCGGCGCGCATGGGCCAGGACAAGGCGGTGATCTGGTTCAGGAAGGGCCGGGACGCGCGCAGCATCCCGCCGATAAGCTACGCGAAGTGCGGCACACAGGAGCTTGCGAACTATTGCGCCGAGGCGATTGAGAAGTATCACCCCGAGCATGTGTTCGTGGAGGGCGACGGCATCGGCGGGCCGGTGATCGAGGCGCTACGGCTGATGGGCTACCGGGTGCTCGAAGTGCTGGTGGGCAAGAAGGCGCAGGACAACAAGCGGTATTATCTGCACAGGACCGAGGTGTGGGGTCGGATGAAGGAATGGATACCGTCGGCGTCCTTACCCAAGCACGACGACCTGATCACGGACCTGTGTGGTATGCGCTACCGCCACATCGAGACGACAGGCCAGATTGCGCTCTGGCCGAAGGAGAAGATGAAGAAGGAAGGGTTTGCCTCGCCCGACTATGCGGATGCGCTGGCGGTGACGTTCAGCCGGCCGGTGTCGCGCAGCGACGCGCCCACGTCCAGGCGGCGGTCGCGCAGGAACAACAGCATAGCCACGAACGTGGACATCGACGTGTTCACCTGACTTGCATATCGTGTTTAGATGTGACACTGTGGCAATTACGCAACAGTTTTACAAAGGAGCCAGCAATGGGTGGAATTATGGGCGGGTCCGCACCGCCGCCTCCTGCGCCGCCGCCTGCGCCGCCGTCACGGAGTGACGCGGAGATACGCCAGGCCGCGATGGAGGCTCGACAGCGTCGGGCCGCAGCGACCGGCCGCAGCGAGACGATTGCGACCAGTGGCGCTGGTGTGAAGGCCAAGGACGAGGTCAACAGTCCCGTCAAGAAACTGTTAGGAGAATAGTATGCCCGGCCAGCAATTCGCGCAAGGCGCGGGACCAAAGGCCAAGCGCGGCTTCGGGCCAGGTAACACCAACCCGACTTTCATTTCGACACCGTCGTTTAGCTTCGGCGCGTTGCCGTCTCAGGGTGTAGGGGACGGCTCGTTGCCAGACCCGTCGGCACCGCCGCCGGCAGCCGCAGAGCCCGCGGCCGCTTCGTCGCCATCCGCCAAGCGAGATGCTGAAGAACGGCGTCGGCGCAGTGCAGTGGGACGCAACACCGTGTCCAGCACACAATCGACCACGGGTGGTTTCTCCGCGGCCAAGACATTGCTGGGGCAATAACACATGGAAAACTCCATCGCTACAGGTATCATCAAGCGATACGACGCGCTGAAGTCTGAACGGGGGACGTTCGAGAACCATTGGGACGAGGTCGCCGACCGCGTCCTACCCAGATACGCAAACAGTATGCAGTCGCCGGATAGCGGCCTGACACGTGGCGAGAAGCGCACGACGCTCATGGTGGACAGCACAGCCGCGCTGGCACTGGATCGTTTCGCCGCGGCGATGGAGAGTATGTTGACGCCGCGTAACTCGCGGTGGCACAGGCTTGCGCCGACAGACGCCATCCTGAAGAATGATCACGAGACGAAGCTATGGTTCGAGCAAGCGACGACTGAGCTGTTCAAGCACCGCTACTCACCCAGCGCGAATTACGCCAGCCAGCAGCACGAGGTCTACATCGGCCTGGGCGCGTTCGGCACCGGCATCATGTTCGTTGACAGCGACGACCGGGGTGGTCTGCGCTACAAGGCGACGGACCTCAGAGAGCTGCTGTTCGAGACAAACCATCAGGGTGTGGTCGATACGGCCTACCGTAAATTCTCGTTGACCGCGCGGCAGATGCAGCAGCGCGTTGACGCCGGGCGCTGGGATCGGATACCCGACGCCGTGTCAAAGGTTATCGACAAGACGCCTGACCGCAAGTTCGAGATCATCCACTGTGTCCGACCGAGTGTCGAGGTGGACAAGGCTCGCAAGGACGCCAAGGGCAAGACGTATGCGTCATACTACGTGTCGGTTGAAGGCAACTCCATGCTCAGTGAGGGGGGTTATGACAAGTTTCCCTTCATGGTGTCACGCTATGTGACCGGGCCTGGTGAGCTGTATGGCAGAAGCCCGGCTATGTTGGCACTGCCGGCCATCAAGGTTTTGAACGAGCAGAAGAAGACAATGCTGACGCAGGGGCACCGCGCAGTCGCGCCCGTGCTGCTGACGCACGACGACGGCGTTCTGGACACGGTGAGTATGAAGCCGGGCGCCATGAACCCTGGCGGGGTTAACGCCGACGGCCGCGCGATGGTTCACGCGCTGCCAGTGGGCAACCTGGCCGCTGGTCAGGAGCTGATGGACATGGAGCGTCAGGTCATCAACGACGCCTTCCTAGTCTCGCTGTTTCAGATTTTGGTTGAGACACCGGCCATGACCGCGACCGAGGTTCTGGAACGAGCCCGTGAGAAGGGCGCGCTGCTGTCGCCGACTATGGGCCGTCAGCAGTCAGAAATGTTGGGGCCGATGATCGAGCGCGAGGTTGACGTGCTGCTGAAGCAGGGGCTCCTGCCGCCGATGACGCCACTGATGATCGAGGCGCAGGGCGAGTTTGATATTGAGTATGACAGCCCGCTATCCCGCGCACAGCGTTCCGAGGAGGCCGCAGGTTGGCTACGGACGCTGGAGGCCGCGGTGGGCTACGCCAACACCACACAGGACTTGAGTGTATTAGATCAGTTCGACATTGACGCCATCCACCGTGACCTGGCCGAGATCAACGCGATGCCACCGTCATGGATGGCGTCGCCGGAACAGGTCGAGCAGAAACGGTCTGAGCGGCAACAGCAGCAGCAGGACCAGCAGATGATCGAGGCCGCGCCGGCAGCGGCGGGCGTAATGAAAGCCTTGGGCGGGGCTGGTTGATGAAGGTTAAGGACTATCTCAGGTCACGCCAACAGTCGTATCGCCAGACGTTCAAGGGGATATTCGGCGAATATGTTCTGCAAGACCTCGCGAAGTTCTGCCGGGCTGACGAGAGCACGTTCCACACCGACGCCCGTATTGAGGGTATTATGCAGGGGCGCCGAGAGGTGTGGCTCCGCATATCGAAGCATCTGAATTTATCTGATGAACAGTTGCACAAATACTTTAACCCTGGAGGAGACACTGAATGAGTGACGAAAATGGGTCCGTTGACGCGGGCAACCCGGAAGCGCCAGCACCGGTCGTGGAAGCACCGGCACCAGCACCAGCCGAAGGCGGCTGGATAGACGGGATCGAGAACCCGGAAACACGGGCGTGGGCCGAGGCCAAGGGTCTACAGAACGGCACGATTGGAAACGTGCTGGGCAGCTATCACAATCTTGAGAAGATGATGGGCGCGGACAAGGCCGGCCGCACAGTTGTGCTGCTGGGCGACGACGCGACACCAGAACAGACAAGCGAGTTCTATGGCCGGTTGGGCCGACCTGAAGAGCCAGCGGGTTATGGCCTTGCGGCGCCCGACGGTGAAGACGGCTCTTTTGCCGAGTGGGCGGGTAACACCTTCCACGAGGCCGGGCTGTCGAACAAACAGAGCGCGTTCCTCGCCGAGAAGTGGCAGGGGTATGTGGGCGACCAGGTGCAATCCACAGCCGACGCTGAAGCCATGAGCGCGGCCGACGCCACTGCTGTACTCCAGAAGGAATGGGGCGCGGCGTATGACCTCAAGATCGCTGGCATCGACGTAGCGGCCAACAAGCTGGGGTTTACAGAAGACCAGCTCTTAGGTCTGCGAGACTCGATGGGGCCGGTTGAGGCGCTGAAGTTCGTGGACAACCTGAACACCCAGATGGGCGACCACACCTACGAGTCTGGTGCGGCTGACACGTCTGGCGTAATGACACCGGAACAGGCGCAGAACGCCATGAGTGAGTTGACCGGCAACAAGGAGTTTAACGAAGCCTGGATGGACAGAAACCACCCCGGCCACAAGGCGGCGGTTGCGAAGAAGTCTGAACTGTCTCGCCTTATCTCCGGTATTGCCGCATGAAGCAGATCAGGCTGGAGGCGTTGAGGTTGGCGGTAGGTGAGGGCGAGCGGGAGAATACCCTGTCTCGCGCGGAAGCCTTTGTCAACTTCATCGAGAACGGCTATAGTGATAAACCCCCGGCGAGAAAGCGTCGAGTGCGAAACGCCAAACAGGAGACTGACGATGGCTCTGGCCAAACGTAACGCGGTAGACGACACACTTGCGCTTGTTCGCGATGTGGACAAGTTCAAGGACCGCATCGAGCAGTTGGCCAAGGCTGAACGCTCGGCCACGAAGGCGCAGAAGAAGTCCGCCGACAAGTGCAAGGCGCTTGCCATAGAGATGGACGATATGCGCGCCGCCGCACAGCGCGAGGTCAACGACGCCCGCGCTAGAGCTAAGAGCGCCATCCGGTCTATCTCTCAGGAGAAAGACGCGGTCATGGAGGAACAGGGCAAGGTTGACCGGAAGCTGAAGGCGCTGGGCAAGCGTGAAGACAAGCTGGCGCAGGAGAAGGCCATTCTGGACAGTCAGAAGGTTATGTTGGACGACGCGGTTAAATCCTTCGACGTGAAGGTCGCCGCGTATAACGACGCCGTGGCTTCGGCCAGCCGTGTCGCTGTAGGTTAGTTGTGGCGACGCCATCGTCACGGAAGAGATCGGCCAACAAGGGTCACCACTTTGATGGCACCCTTGTTACCTACGCTAACGGAACAGAGGGGTTTCGGCAAAACGTCACAGCCGGCGTGGAACCGTTGCTGGCCTTTTCCACAGCCACACTGCTTGGCAATGCCGAGACATACGACAGCGGCATTCTCGACCTTCGCGACTACACGCAGGTCCAGACGGATATCCTTTCCACTGGGGCCAGCGGCACGATCACGATTGACTTTATTCGGGACGAAGCCGGGACGGACGTTCTACGCACCCTGTCGATCCCATACACGGACGGCGACGGCTATTCTATGTTTAGCTCGGTCGCATTTACGCCGTATGTCCGTTATCGGTTTACGACCAGCAGCGCCGGTCAGACCGATTTCTATTTTGATACTAAATTTACGCAGACGGCTCTCTCCGCACAGATACTAGGCGTCAATTCGTTCATTGCTCCCGCGATGGTATCGTCGCTCACCCGCTCTGTTGTGGTGGGCCAGACCGAGGGCGGCGCGTTCAAAAATGTGCCGGTAGACGCTCAGGGCAAGTTCAAAATCAGTCAGCCGCTGACCGCTTTCGGTGAAATTCAGGTCGCCCAGAAAACTCCCGAGGTGCAGTTAAAATTCAGCAACGGCATCCTCACTGATCAGATTGACACGCTGGTCAACAAAACCGGCTCGGCTGTGACCGAGGACGAGGGAACGCTGACTGTGACAGTCGCTGGTGCTGCCGAGGCATTCAGTCAGCTACGGTCACGGGATGTCGTGCGGTACGAACCGGGCGTCGGCGTAGATTGTAAATTTACCGCCGCGTTTTCTGCCGGCCTGGCCGACAGTTCGTTGCTGGCCGGATTGGGCGACGATGATGAGTTCGTTGGCGTCGGCTATGTCGGCACACAGTTCGGCATCTCATATAAATCATTTGGCGAGCTTGAGGTTCGACAGTTGATCTTCACGCAGGGCGGTGACGCTGATGGCGGGACGTTTACGCTGACCGTCGATGGCACGGCCATTACAATCACAGTGCCGGCAGGATCAGCGTCGATTGCTGATGTCGTGGCGCTTTGTCAGGCAGCGTCAGACGATTTTGCAGCAGCCGGTCGGGGCTGGGAAATTCACATCGACGACAGCAAGCGCATCCGTCTCGTGTCGATGGTCGCGGAAGCGGCGGGTGGTGCGTTCACATTTGCTGATGTGGACAGTGGCGTGACGGCAACTGCGGGGTGGACAACGGTTCTGGCTGGCGCGGCACCGGAGACAACATTCGTGGCGCAGACGGATTGGAACGTGGATCCAATGGACGGCACAGGTCCGTCAGGCATGACGCTGGCAGCGGGTGCGGACCTCAACACGCTGACCAATATGGACCCCGCATTCCTGAATGTGTGGGATATCTCTATGCAGTATCTTGGCGCTGGTAATGTCCATGTGTATCTGGAGAGCCGCGTAACGGGCGAGTTTGAGGAGGTTCACCAGTTCAATTTCGCTGGGTCGCGGACGAAGGCGACGTTCCGCAACCCGACGTTCAACACGTCCATCATTGCACAGACAGACGCAGGTTTCTCAGGTGCCGCCCAAACGATCAAGACAAGCTCAATGGCAGGATTTGTCGAAGGCAAGGAGACGACATTCGGTATCCGCAAATCGGTAAAGCAGACGGTCTCGACAAATGGGACAACGGAAGTCTGCGGGTTCGTCATGCACAACGGCGAAACTTTCAACAACCACCGAAACAAGGTAGTCGTCTACCCCGATTTCCTGTCGCTGATCAACGAATCCACAAGGTCGGTCGCGTTCCGGCTGGTTGCAAACCCAACACACATCGATGCCGGTGCAACGCTGGTGGCAGTGGATGCTGCGAATTCGGTGATTGAGACAGCGGGACCGGGCGGCACTATCCAAGGCGGCGAGGAACTCAGCCCGTTCTCGGTCCCTGCAAATAGCAGCACCAACGTGGACATCAAGCAACTGGATATTAAGATCAGCCCCAAAGACAGTCTGATTATCGCGTTCACGAAAGAGACAGGTGGCACAGATGGTGATGTCACGGTCGGCCTGTCGTGGGTGGAGCGGATTTAAAACACTGTTGCATCTGAACCACTGTTGTATTAATGTTACATAGAGCGCGCCGGTCTATCGGCGTCGAACGGGCCACGCTGACAACCCTCACCGGCCAGCACCGGCTTCATTCGTGGCCCCGCTTCGCGGACAAGCCTTCAGCTTTTTGTTTTAACAGACAGAAGGAAGGCATAATCCAATGTCTAACGAAATCCTCGATTGGTCAGTTATTGACTACAAATCGACGGTCGAGCATCTGCTCCAGCAGCGAGGCTCCAAGCTCCGTATGTGCGTGATGGAAGACTCCTATCACGGCAAATCCGGTGCGGCCGTCAATCAGATTGGTGCTGTCACCGCCCAGGCACGGACGACCCGACACGCCGACACACCGCTTATTGAGACACCCCATGACAAACGCTGGGTTTTTCCCACCGATTACGAGTGGGCCGATCTCATCGACAGCCAGGACAAGCTCCGCATCATCGCCGACCCAACCTCGCCATACGCCATCAACGGCGCTATGTCCCTTGGTCGGGCAATCGACGATCTGATCATCACCGCTGCGACGGCCTCGTCGCTCACTGGTGAAGACGGAACGACCTCAACGGCCTTCCCTGCTGCTCAGACCGCCGCAACTACCTCTGGTGGCCTCACGGTCGCCAAGCTGCGAGAAGCCATGCAGTTGCTTATCGCCGCTGAAGTCGATGTGGACAACGAGCCCCTCTACTGTGCTATCGGCGCACAGCAGCACGACGATCTGCTCGGTGAAACTCAGGCTGTCAGCCTCGACTTCACCAACAAGCCGGTCCTCGTAGACGGTCGCATAAAATCCTTTATGGGCTTCAACTTCATCGACAGCCAGCGTCTGGCGCTGTCGGGCACAGACCGCACAGCAATCTGCTGGGCCAAGTCCGGTCTGCACCTTGGGGTCTGGGGCGATATCAACGCCCAAATCTCAGAACGCGCCGACAAATCTTATTCAACTCAGGTCTACGTCAAAGGCACTTTCGGCGCGACGCGAGTTGAAGAGAAAAAGGTTGTCGCCATTACCTGTTCGGAGGCTTAATCATGGCAACTGTTTACAGTGTCCAAAAGACCAAGTGGGACCAAAACAGTCCCACCACGAACATCAAGCCCAATGAGAACCACGGGCGAGTTCGTATGGCATACGCGCTGTATGAACTCTCCGGGTCGGTTGTGGGCACGGTTGTGGAGATGTTCAATCTCCCCAACGGCGCTCGCATCTTGTCGGGCGAACTCACCAACGACGCGCTGGCGTCGTCCACCACAATTTCGGTGGGTCACACAGCGTATACCGACAGCTCAGGCACTGCTGTTGTGCTCGATGTTGACGAGTTCCTGGCCGCAACTGATACCTCTGGTATCGCGACCACTGATGTTGCCGCCACTTCCGCGCTCGGTAAGAACACGGTTGTGAACGCTGATCAGACCGGCATCCCGATTACGTGTGTTGTCGCTGGCGCTACCGCCACCGGCACCATCGAGTTGGTGATGTATTACGTGGTTGACTAAAGTTCAGGGGGCGGCGCAAGTCGCCCCCCGTCTTTCCAGAATAGGAGGACCACATGCCGACGCATGAACTGGCCTATAAAAGTATCGAAGAACTGACGGAAGACAGCAGCGCGCCAGCAGCCGGCGATTGGCTGGTCCGTTGGGACGACAGCGCCGCTGTCGTAAAGAAGGTTGACGCCACCGATATGGTTGCGGCGCTTGGCGTCACTGCCACCGTGGCTGAACTCAACTTGGCCGCAGATAGCTCCGCCAATGTTGAGATTGTCACAGCCACCAACATCATCACCGCCGCAGAGAGCGGCAAGACGTTCTTCCTCAACAACGCTACAGGCTTCGTCAGCACCCTCCCTGCCATCGCGGCCGGGTTGCGTTTCAAGTTTGTTCTGACGACTGTTCTGTCATCCGGCAATCACACGGTCGTGACCAGCGACGCCTCGAACATCATCGAGGGTAATCTCATGGTCGCGTCAACTGTTGTGCCGGCGGTTAACGAAGACAGCATCAACTTCCTTGTCACCGACGGTGATGTTGGGGATTGGTGTGAAGTTATCTGCGACGGCACGAGTTGGTTTCTCAGCGGTTCTGCCACCACTGCTTCTGGCATGTCCGTAACCGCCACTTAACCCAAGAGCGGGGTCAACATGACCGACTCAGTCAGTATCTGTAACCTCGCTCTACAGCGTGTGGGCGCCAAGACCATCTCCGCGCTCACCGACGACACAACCGCTGGGCGGGCCTGCAATCGTGTTTACGCGCAGGCCCGCGACAGCGAGTTGAGGGCTCACCCCTGGAGCTTCGCCCGCGGGCGAGTGCAGATCGCCGCCGACAGTGTTGACCCGGTGTTCGGGTATGCAAAGCGGTATCTCCTGCCTTCAGATTGGCTGCGTATCCTCCCCACAAACGGTGTGGACTCTACGCCCGTTCAGGACGACTTTCAGATCGAAGGCCGGTATCTCCTGACGGATATGGCGTCGCCGATCAATCTGGTCTATATTAAGCGCGTGACCGACGAAGAGACTTTTGACTCTTTGTTCATCGAACTGCTCATCGCGCGCATCGCAGCCGACGTGTGTGAGAAGGTCACGCAGTCTAATACCAAGAAGGCTGTGGCACGGGAGCACTACATGGATATGAAGAAAGAAGCCCGCCGGGTCAACGCTTTCGAGCGTCCCCCGCAGCAGCCGCCAGAGGACGTGTGGCTGACGGCGCGTCGATAGATGCCTAAAGCCAGCACCATTCAGACCAGCTTCAACGGTGGCGAACTGTCGCCGTTGCTGCATGGGCGCCCTGACCTTGATCGCTACAAGACCGGGCTGCAAAGCTGCCTGAACTTCATCCCGTTGATCCAGGGGCCGGCGGAGCGCCGCCCCGGCACACAGCACATCGTCGAGGTCAAGACCAGCAGCCTGTCTACTCGGATTATAAGGTTCGAGTTTTCGACCACTCAGGCGTATATTATCGAGTTTGGCAACCAGTATTGCCGATTTATCAAGGATACGGCCCAGATCGTCAGTGGCGCGCCCATAGAGCTTGTCACCACATATCTGACCGCTGACCTGTTCAACCTGAAATACGCGCAGAGCGCGGATACGCTCTACATCACCCACCCCTCATACCCGCCGCGGAAGATCACACGCACGTCCGACACCGCGTGGACGATCACGGACATCACGTTTCAGGACGGACCATTTCTCAACACCAACACCACGGCCACGACGTTGGGCCTGTCCGGCACAACCGGGTCGGTAACAGTCACTGCTTCTGCCATAACTGGCATCAATTCGGATACCGGTTTCCAGACAACTGACGTTGGCCGACAGATACGCTGGGAAGACGCGGCAGGTAACTGGACCTATTTAACCATCACGGCGCGCGCCAGCACCACCAGTGTGACGGCTGACATCGACGGACCCGATGCATCGGCCACAACTGCGACGGTTGTGTGGCGCCTGGGTGTGTGGTCTGAGACTACCGGCTACCCCGCCGCAGTGACGTTCCACCAGAACAGGCTGGTATTTGCCGGGCCGACCGATAACCCGCAGCGTATTGATATGAGCCGCACGGGTGACTTTGAGAATTTCGCGCCCACTGAGGCGGATGGCACGGTGGTTGACGATAACGGGGTGACTGACACTCTGTCGGCCGACACGGTCAACGTGATCCGATGGTTGGCTGACGACGAAAAAGGGCTTCTGTCTGGCACGGTCGGCGGCGAGTGGGTGACGCGCTCGTCCACAGCCGGCGACGTTGTGACACCGTCCAACGTGCAGAGTAAGCGGTCGTCGGCGTTTGGCAGCGGTAATATACAGCCCACGCGCGCGGGTCGCGCGCTGTTGTTTGTCCAGCGCGCGCTGCGTAAAGTGCGCGAGATGTCCTACGTCTTTCAGGACGACGGCTTTGTGTCCCCCGATCTCACGCTGATCTCTGAGCATGTGACGAAGACGGGCGTAGTCGATATGGCCTATCAGGCCGACTGACGTATGACCGGGAACAGAAGGTCGCCGGGTGGAGCCGACACGTCGTGGGGGGCACCAGCGACGCCGCTGGCACCCAAGCTAAGGTCGAGAGTGTGGCGGTCATACCTAACACGGCGGGCACGGCTGACGAGCTGTATGTGGTGGTCAAACGCTACATCAACGGCGCGACCGTCAGGTTCATTGAGTATCTGAAGCCCCACTGGTCCGACGCCAACGACAGCGAGGACGCATTCTTTGTGGACAGCGGCCTGTCGCTGGACGCCGCGATCACCGTCACTGGTGTCACCGCTGCGGACCCCGGTGTTGTCACCGCGGCGTCGCACAGTATCTCAGATGGCTCCGAGGTCCGGTTCACTGATGTGAAAGGTATGACACAACTCAACAAGGTGTCATACAAGATGGGGCAAAGTGCTACAAACACATTCGAGCTTTTCGCGAACCAGCCTATCGCGCCGGTTATCACCGCGGCGACGAAGGCGAACCCGGTTGTTATCACATCGGTAGCACACGGCCTGTCTGACAGCGACGAGATTATGATCGTTGACGCGGGCGGCATGACCGAGATCAACGGGCTGGGCTTCACCGTCGCTAACAAGACCGCTGATACGTTCGAGCTTTCAGGGATCAACGGCACCGGCTATACGACATACACATCAGGTGGCCGCATACACCACGCGGTTGACACATCGGACACCGACAACTTCAGCGCCTACGTGTCTGACGGTAAGGTCCGAGTGCGGTCCTCCACTATCTCAGGGCTGACCCATCTTGAGGGCGAGACGGTTCAGGTGTTGGCCGAGGGGGCGACGCACCCCGATGTTGTTGTGGCATCAGGTGCGGTTACACTTAACCGCAAGGCGTCGAAGGCCCACGTCGGACTGACCTACACGTCGAATTTCGAGATGCTTCGCATTGAGGCCGGCAGCGCCGACGGGACCGCGCAGGGTAAATTCCAGCGTGTCCACCATCTTGTCGTTCGATTTTGGCAAACGCTTGGCGGTGGCATTGGGCCAGATGTAAGCAATCTCGATAATATCGTGCTTCGCGAGGGCGGCGATCCGATGGATACCGCAGTCGCCCTGTTCTCTGGCGACTACGAGACAGATTGGGACAGCGAATACGGCAATGACAACCACATATTTATTCAGCAGACACAACCGCTTCCAATGACTATCCTAGCTGTGATGCCACAACTTCATACGCAGGATAGCTGATGCTCACGTTCATCCCCTTCCAGGCAGCGCATTTAGCGGCGATCAAACTACAGGGCGCCCAAGGTTACCTGTCGGATTGGGTCACGTATGAACAGGCCGCTGCGCTTGTGGAACACCACAGCTCCACGGCCATGACTGACGACGGCGAGCCGGTGGCCGCGGCGGGTATTATCCCGATGTGGCAAGGCCGGTCGATGGTGTGGGCGTTTCTGTCGGACCTTGGCCCGGCCAACTTCCTGTGCGTCCACCGAGAGGTCAAACGCTTCCTCGACGGTTGCTACACCCAGCGCATCGAGATGACTGTTGATTGTGACCACAAAGAGGCACACCGGTGGGCCGGTATGCTAGGATTCAAACTGGAGGCCACACGTATGCGAGCCTACGCGCCAGACGGTCACGACTGTGCATTATACGCGAGGGTATTATGACGGGCGCTGAAGTTCTTATCGCAGTTCAGATAGCCAGTGCGGCTGCGGCGGCTGCGGGGGCCATGCAACAGGCCAAGGCCGCGTCCGACGCAGCGAACTTCAACGCTCAGGTGGCCAACAACAACGCCATTGCCACACGCGCAGCAGCAGCCGAGAACGCCAAGCGCGAAGGTCGTGCCGGCGACAAACGCATGGGCGCCATACGCGCGCGCGGCGGCATGGACCAGATGGACCTATTGGTTGACAGCGCGATGGAAGAAGAGCTTGGGATACAGTCAATACTACACGCGGGTGAGCTTCAGGCTACCGGCTTCGCTAACACGGCGTTGCTGGACACAGCCAGCGCACGTAACGCTCGCGCTTCCGGCAACATAACCGCCGCCTCAACACTGCTATCCGGCGCCGCGAGCGCAGGGGGCGATTTCCTCGACCGGCAACCGGCCGGCGGCACGACACCTAGCCCATTACGCTTTGAGGGCCGCGGGCGATAAGGACGAATGACGTATGGCAACCTTTAGCACATATGACGCACCAGCCAACGTAACCGGGGCTGTCGGTGGGCGCCGTGCGTCTGCGGCTGATTTCGGGCCTGACGTGTCAAGCGCGGGCGCAGGGTTGCAACAACTGGCCGAGACGCTGCGCGTTCGTGAGGATAAACGCAGCATCACCCAGGCCCGTGTTGGCCTCAACGACTTCGAGGTCGCCTTCACGGCTGATGCTCAACGTATAGCGAGTGAAGCTCCGGAGGGGGCGCCAAATCTTCCTGCCGACACCTTGGCTGAGTTTGACTCCCGCATGGCTGATTTTAACGCGGGCCTTAACAACATACAGAAGGATAGCGTGGGGCCGCGGCAAGGAGTCTTGCGGGCCGCTTTTGCTAGAAGTGCTTTAGAAACACAGGCAGCTTCTGTAGTGCGGTTGGACATAAGAAACGTTGGCAAGTTACAAATATTTCACGGCCAGCGGGTATACGGCGGGCTGGACCCCCGTGAAGCCATGGCTGAGTTTGCGGCAGATTTGAGCGACACCACGTCATCTGCTGAATTGACAGCAGCAACCTTAGAAGCTGCTGAACCAGTCTTTATAGACCAATATCTCGCCGGTATGACTGTGCGGCCCGAAGTTGGGATCGAAGCACTCGACAGTGGCATGTTAGATTGGGTGCCAGCCGACCGGCGAGACACCTTCAGAAAGGCTTTGGAGGATCGACAAGACCACCTTGAAGCCCGCGCAGCGCGCACAGGCACCCCCGCAATACTCGCGCGTGTGGAGGGGGATGTGACGACGTGGTTGGGCGAAACACTGCCAGGCTTAAAGGTGGATGCTGCCGCAGATGGTGAGGGTTATCCCGAGCAGGTTGCTCAGTCACTTGACGAAATGTTTGCGAAGACCACCGAGGGTATGTCCGAGATGGAACTGGCGCGCGTTCAGCCGACGCTGACACAGCGCCGACGTGAATTGATGGCCATAGCTGAAGCCCACGCGACCACGTTAGCAACCGCCGCCACAGCGCGTGATGTAGATAGGGTCGAGCGCGCGTTGTTAGACCGCGCAGCCACCGGGCAAACGCCGCCAGAGGAGGTTAAGGCAGAATACGCAATGATGTTGGCCGCTGATAAAAAACTATCCGACGGCGAGCGAGCGAAGAAATCTGCTGCTTTTGAAGGCAAGTTGCGATCAGCCCTTATCTCGGGAATTGAGAGCCGACCAGACGCACGACAGTCGCTCATTGATTTGAATAACGGCAAGTATAACTCGGCGCTAACACAGTCTGAACGAGATGAATTACGTCCGAAACTCGTGGCTAAAGTGGTGAAGCAGGACAAGGTCCAAAAGACCGAAGACCTGGCCAGCTGGATTATCAATTCCGGGGACGCGGCTGACCGAGTGTTTGCTGGGCGTATAGACGCCCGCGAGTTGCAGAGTATGTTCGAAGACCCTGCCGACCCGGTCCTCACTTCTTTGCTTAAAACACTGAGACAACAGACGACACCACTCAGGACACCGGAGCAGATCGCCGTGCGCGAAGGCGAGATTTTTAATATGTATTCCGAGCTTGGGGTATCCAGAGACAACGGCCAATATAAAACGGAAGAAGGGCTTCGGAAGTTGGCTGACTTTTATGAGTTCGCAACCCAGTCGGTCGCGGATGGTTTCGCCTCCCGCGCAGGAACGCAGAGTTACCTGAACCGCGTCCGCGCGCTGATGCCCAGCGCGCTGGAGGCGCAGGGCGGCACCGGGTGGTTGGGTGAGCACACTTTTGAGGACACACCTTTTGATCACCTAGTATCTCAGGTCAGAAGCCAGGTCACAGTTGCGGGGTCACAAACAGCGGTTGTTGTCCGGGTGAACACCCAACTGCGCGAGGCGGAAGCAGCGGGCACCCCCATTGATCCCCAAACCATAGGCGACCTCGTTGACCAGGCGTGGCGGGCCGAGTTGGCCGATCACGGATACATAATACCGCCCGACAAACCCATACCAACCGGCTCGATCCGCGCGACTGATGGCCGGTTGATCCACACGAATGCGGTTGGTGGTCAAGTTAAGCCACAACAGCCAAAGACAATAGACGAAGTGTCGGTAGGCACGGTGGTATACAAAAATGGCGACCCTTTTGTGAAAACTTTGGATAATAATGGTGAAGTTAAATTTGTCTATCTGACACCAGAACAGGCCGCCAAGCGCCGCGGGGAGAACCCTAATGAGCCGCCCCTCGTGCCAACAGACGCCCCCGTGGAGAACACTAATGAGCCGCCCCGCAAACCCGTGGACGTAGAGCCCAAAACCGAAGACCCGTGGCTGATTGATCCAGAGAGTGGTGCTTAATCATGGCTGAACTCGCACAGACCCTGAACGAAGAAGAAGAAGAAGAAGCACAGGCCGCCGCCGTCGCGGACATCCCACAGTCGCCTGAAGACGACACACCTACGTGGGATGGAACCGGCGAGTTTACCTACGACGAGGAACCTGTCGAGGAACCCGCGGCTACACCTACGTGGGACGGCGGCGGCGAATTTCAACTCGAAAGCAACGAGCCCCACACAGTTGCTATGCCCGATGGACAAGTGGTCGAACTGCCGGAGGGCGGGCTGGGGCGACTTATCAACATCTTCGACAGGAGCTAAGGAGCTATGATAAGGGGTCGGCCCAGTATCAGGCGTCCGTAGTTGGCTACCAAATTCTTCAACGTGGCGCGGCAAATGCAGACCCAAAACTTGAGGCCAGATACGCCCAACTTATGACGGAGTCGTCGGGTGTCATCCCCGCGGAGGGTTGGTGGGAGGAGAGTATCGGCGCCGCCGCCTCACAACTCCCTCAATTGTCCGCTATGGCCGGCAACATGGCCAAGCGCGGACTTGAAGGCGGGCTCGTTGGTTTGCTGACCGGCTTGATGCCGGTCGACCCAAGGAGAGTTGGAGTTAAAGGTGTGCCCACAATGGCCCGCCGGGCATTAGCAGGCGTATCGGCGGGCTCGTTGGTGGGGGGCGCGGAAAGCAACTTCTATCAAGCATCCGCAAACGCCTACATGGAGATACGTGAGATAAAAGACGCCAACGGCGTTAAGGTAAACGACAAAGCAGCCCAGCTCATGGCCTACGCTGCCGGCGCCGCCAGCGCAGGGTTGGAGTTCATCCCGCTTGGCGTATTGTTCAAAATGGTCCCCGGCAGTAAGCAAATGTTTGCAAACGCTGGCCTCCGTATGGCTGGCAGCCTGATGCTCCCGAAGACAAAAAAGGCCGCCGTTAATTTTCTCATAAATTTAAGTGCTTTGAGTGCTGCCGAGGTGAGCACCGAGGTAGCGCAGGAGGCAGTCGTCATTGGCGCGGGCGAGGTGGCAAAAATGCTGAGTCCTGAAGACAACTTTGAAAGTGTCGCCGCGAAATACCTGTGGGATCGTTTGGCCCAAACGGCTGAAGAGGCGGCTAAGGTTACGACTATTCTCGGGCCGTTGGCTTCGGCTCCAAGATTGGCTACCGACTTTGTGACGCCGATAGAGCTTGATGTTGTTCCTGACGATCCACAGGCTACCGCAGTGCGCCACGTCTCCATAGTCGAGGTTGACACGTTGGCCCAGAAGATCGCCGACGCACCTATATCAGAGGACTTAGAGACCTACGATGTAGGGCCGCTGTCACCGCAGGAGCGCGAGGCTATGGAGTTTGCGGGGTTGGAAGTTACCCCCGAAGGCCAGATGCCCGCCAAAGTCGCGGAGTTGTTTGCGGGCGAGAGAGCGCGCCGCATGGCTCTACTAACTGAACGGGCTTCAGCGTCGCAGACACAGACCGAAAAGGATGAGGCATCCGCCCTGCGTAAAGTTGCCCGCGGGGCGATCCGTAAACTGGATAACACTATTAAAAATCTGGATGTTCAGGTTGACGACACACTGACGATTATCGCGGAGCGCGAGGCGCAAGGTAAGCCCGTAAAATCACAGAAAAACAAGATCAACCGACTGCTCAATGCGCGGGAGAAGCTCGACGAAGAGCGCGCCGGGCTGCTGACTGACGAAACCCCGGTGGGTGATCGGTTGAGCCAGGCTCGTCAGGCGTTGGACAACGACATCGAGTTGAAGGGCACCGAGCTATTCAAAGCGGAACAACGTTTGCAGGTCGCGAAAGAGCGCGCGTTCAACAAAGGGTTGAAGGACGGTTCGAGATTGGCGCGCACAGATACAAAGGCGGCGCAAGAGGCCGTCATCGAGATGCTGGAGAGTGAAGCCACCGACCCTGATGTGAAGTTGCCGTCGAAGAAGCCGCGCACCAAGAAAGAAAACATTAGCAAGAAGGCCAAGCGCAAAGAGGGCCGACTGTTTAAGTTGAGCGACACAGCCAAGGCCAAGTTTATCAAGCGGCTCAAGAACGTGCAGGGCGCCGAGCAGTTCAACAAGGTTATGGACGACCTTCAGTCCGCTATTAACGTCGCTGTAACAAAGGAGCGGCGCAAGGTTGCCTTGAAGAAGCTGGACAAAGAATTGAGGTCGTCCGGCGTCAAAAAACGCAAGGGTAGGTTTGGCCCCGAGGCCCAGGCCGACCTGGACGGTATGGCTAAAAACTACCTGAACATGACCGCGGAGAAGGCACGGGAGGCGCTGGCTAAACTACCGCCGCAAAAAACCTCGCATGAACGATTGATAAAAGGGATGTTGACCTTACGGGCGGACCCTGAGTCTTTCAGCGCCCAGCAGATCGAGGACATATTACTGCGCGTCATCCAGACAAAAGCCGAGGGTAGACAGAGCATGAAGGACGGCCGCAGCAGGGCGGATAAGCAGGTTGACGACACAAAAGCCGAGCTTTTGGACCAGATGGGCGAGGGGAGGGACGAGTCGGACAAAGGCCGTAATATTCGAGAGTTCTTCGCTGCGGTTGAAGTAGTCTCGTTTTTGGGGTTGAGCGGGTCGTGGCGCGTCAAGATGCGGCGCATACTTAGAACGTCTGACGGCTCTCGCGCACAGGCGCTTATAGACAAGCTGGGATTGTTCGCAGAAACGCGAGTGTTCAACGCCGGTAAGATCGACATGACGCAAAAGTTCAGCGATATGGCAACCGCTGCGCTGGGGCTTGGATCGGAGCGCCAGTTGCGGAAGAAGCTCGCCAAAGACGAGGTAGAAAAATTAAATCTAGGTAAGTTCAGACATGAAAATGGTGAGTTCAAAACACTGGACGTGAGAACCCGCGCGCAAGCCCGAGCGCGGGTGATGCAGATGCGCGATCCAGACTTGGAGAAGAGCTACCGCGATGCAAAGGGTAACGGCTACACGGATGATATAATAGCCGCCATAGAGGGCGCGCTGGACGAGTCGGATTACCAGTTGATCGAGGTGCAGGTGGAGTTTTACGAAGCCTACTACGAGCGCATTAACCAAGTATATGAACGGATGAATGGCTTCTCGCTGCCAAAACTCGTGCAATATAGCCCGATACGGCGCGAGAACGTGGATTTTGTCCAGAACGAGTTTTTTGAGTCTATACATTACCAAGGTTCTGTCGCACCGGGCAGCCTCAAGTCGCGTGAACCTAGTGTCCGGCGCACAGTTTCCACGGGCGACTTTACCACTCTTCAATCTCACATCATGGAGATGGAATACTATATTGCGTATGCCGAGAAGGTCCAGTTTATCTCCAGTGTTATGCGGTCGCCCGAAGTGCAGAACCGCATCGACGACGTGTTCGGCAAGATGATACGGACTACAATAAATCAGGACTTGGACTTCTTCCAAAGGAAAGGAGGCCGAGACTCGTGGGCTGTGGAGAAGCTGAGTGCAACGCTGTTGAGAAACTTTACGTTCGCGCAGCTTGGGTTCAAACCGCAGATTGGATTGAAACAGTTGGCGTCGATGTCGATATACGCGCAGGACGTTAGCACGGTGGATTTCGTCCTCGGGATGGCGGAGTTTGCCAAAAACCCCCGCGCCGCGCTGAAAGTCTTGGCCGAGAGTGAGCAGTTCGCTACTCGGGGTATGAACATAGACAAGGACTTCGAGGCTCTTCTGAGCGACAAATCAATGCTGAACCTAGTCGGTAAGAACCCTGGTCTTGCCAAGGTTATCATGGTTCCCATTCGGTATGGCGATAAGGGGGCTATCGCTCTCGGTGGTTACGCGCACTACCACGCCATGATGAAGAAGAACGGCGGCAACCACAAGGCTGCGCTCGACTCGTTCGACCGCATGACCGTTGATACTCAGCAGTCAAACGATATTGACCAACTGTCTGTGCTCCAACGGTCCAGCCCGTTGCTGCGTGTCCTGTCGCAGTTTATGTCTTCAGCCAACGCCTTGGCCCGCTCTGAGTATAGCGCCGTGCTCGATATGAGATCGAAGCGTATAAACAAAAGAGAATTTGCCAAGCGGCTGTTCATCCTGCATTTCCTTATACCCAACACCATACAGTATATAGCTAACGGGTTTACTTGGGACACCGAAGACCAATTGAGAGCCTCGCTAGTGGGGGCGCTCAACGGCGTGTTTGTCTTCGGTGACTTGGTTGATGCGGCGGCGCGGTTCGCTACGGGTGGAGTAGAAGATGTCAACGATATCGGGGTGCGCCACCAGTTTGAGTTCTTCGAGGATATTGTAAAACTTATGGAAGAGTTGACCGACGACGACATCAGCTTCGAGGATTGGGAGGACGCCATGCGCGTATTAGACCCTGCGGGTAACGTGGTTGGCGCGTTAACGGGCATCCCGTTAACCACCGTAATCAACGAGTTCCGGGGCTTAACGGATATCGGGCGCACCAGACGTGAAGGTGACGCGCGAGCCGCCGGTATGCGTATACTGGGCTACGCGGACTTCGCCGTTAAAAAGGTGCAGGAAAGATAAGGTGCTGGATCAATGACCGCCATTCGTGGTAAGCTTAGACAACCGCAAGGAAGTGTGTAAATGACTGTCACTACAACCACGACCCGCACAAGCTCTGCCGGCGACGGTATCGTTACGGCGTTCAGCTTCCCATACAAGTTCTTTGCGAACGATGATCTAACCGTAATCCTCGTGGTGGACGCCACCAACGTGGAGACGACGCAGACCATCACGACAGAATATACCGTGGCGGGTGCCGGCGTAGAAGCCGGCGGGACGGTCACGATGGTGACCGCGCCAGCGGTGGGTGAGACGTTGGTGATCTCCCGCGTA